TCCCGGCTCCGAGCTCCGAAGTTATAAATTAACAGATTTGGGATCAGGTTGGTTTCAAATCGAACTTGTATTCAAGCTGGTTGCATCCTCGGCCCGCGACTTTGTTTTAGGAGGGACAGGACAATGGTATATTGACGACGCGAGTTGTAAACCAGCTGGTTGCGCTTTGGCACTGTTGCCTGAGAATATTGAATCCAATGGTTCAATCGTTGACGCAACCTCCAACGAGCTAAATGCAACGGCCACTAATGTGACAGCGTTGCAAGTGAAGCCCCAGAGGTCTGGAACGTTCACCCCAGAGTTGCTGTTTGGCGGTGCTAACACCGGGATGACCTACGGCAATCAAACGGGCTATTGGAGAAAGCTGGACGAGAAGACCGTTTATATTGACGCAAGAATCACTTTGACCGCGCTTGGGTCGAGCACTGGTAACGCGACACTAGGAGGCATGCCCTTTACAGCCGCTAATAGAGGACTCGATCACGCGGTTGCCCAGGTGGCAGCGTTCAACATGACCGGGCTCGCTCTAGGCGGTGTGTCTGGTGTCGTGACCTATAACGGAACCGATATAAAGCTTTACGAGAGCTCGGCGACAGGGCTCACCACTATAGATCAAACCGTATTTACCGCGACATCCGAAATCCGATTCAGCGCAGTCTACGAAATCGCTTAAACTATGAAAAAGACAGAATACTTGCTAGGATTGCTCCAAGGCTTGGAGTCTCAAGCTGCAAATCGTGTTCCCGCAAATCGGTTGATTGCAGTGATTAACCGTGAAGGAGGCGCTAAGGACCTAATCTCAGCCCGGAAAAAGCTGACCCAAGATCCTGACGCTGCGAAGCTTCCCGAACTCTACGGCGAGCTCAAAGCGGCTGTCGATGCCTACAACCAAAGCGTCATCGTCACAATGCCAACGATAGAAGAGGTAGCTACTGGGCTGGCGTCTGCTGATAGTGCAGAAGCTGCACCTGCTGACAACGGGGACGCTATCGACATCAATGAGCCCACCCCGTAACAGGGAGATCTGTAGCTGGTTATTCTTGTTAGGCTTAATCATTTGGATTATGCTCTTTTGGTAGCTTATGGCTAGTTCACTTCCAACGCCTGCTGACTGTTGCTCTCCGTGCTCGGGGACAGCTACTGTGCAAGTTCCTGGTCCAGCGGGCTCGGATGGCAGCAATGGCAGTAATGGCACCAATGGTGTCAATGCTTACACGCTAACGGATGGCACCTTCGTCATGCCGGCAGAACTAGCTAACGTCACAGTTACAGTTGACGATAGTAGCTGGATGACATCAGGGCAGGTGTTGTTTGTGCAAACAGCTGGGCACATGGAAGTGCAGAGCACACCAACGGCAACCTCTGTGATTCTCAAGAATCTGGAAGATGCTGCTACTAGTGCTTACCCAGGCAACGCAGCGCCTAGCACAGTTATTTCCAATGACTCTAGTGTGTCTCCGGCAGGCTTGCAAGGTCCCCAAGGAACAGCAGCTAGCGGTACAGCCCCAGATTCTTCAACCTACCTAACAGTTGAGAACGAAACAGCAGATCTACCTAGTAGTGTTCAGTTGGAAGGTCTAGGAACGGGAATTGTTGCGTTTAATGACACAGCGAACACGGTTTCAGTGAAACCTGTAGGGGTCGCTGATAACGACTCCCTGGAAGTTGACGACGCGGCGGGTCTAACAAACGGGGAACTTTGCAGGGCCACTGCAACCGGTATCGAATCCGTCAACGCCGCCACAGGGCGCACAACTTTAGGGTTGGGCACATCGGCAATAGTTGACACGGGTGTCGCAAACAACGAAGTGGTCACTGTTGATGCGGCTGGGGGTTTGACGAATGGTGAGGTTTGTATTGCCACTGCCGCTGGTATTCAAACGACACCCGCTACGAGTTTGCTGACTGCCACTTACGGGTTGCTAGGTGAAGTGACTGGCGTGGACATGACCAGTGGACCGAACGACAATAACATCTCGATCACGGCTTCACGTTATGCCGTTGACAAAATCATTGTTGAGAATGCCAGTGCAGATGTTTCGGCTGCACAAGCAGGGTTCTTCACCGGCACAGGGGGAGGCGGAACAGCACTCGCAAATAGTGGACCAGGGACACTTTCTAATCTAACGGCTGGAGGCAAACAGCAACAGTTAACGTTGACAGCAGCTGCTACCACAGACACTTTCACAACCTCCACTCTTTATTTTCGCGTGACGGTGGGTGCTGCTAGTGGCACAGCCGACTGTCATGTGTATGGGTATATTTTTGCGTGATGGGTGAAGACATTAAGAATCAGTTGGATGAGCTGAAACAGCTCGTGCATGACATCAAGTTGGCGATCTCAGGTGATGAAGATAAGGGCATTCAGGGGATTGTTCAACGTCAGAGACGCCAAGAAAAACGGCTGAAAACTGTTGAATATACTGTGATTGGAGCGATAGTGATTCTAGCGGTGACTAATGAGGTTGCCCGTGATATCGTATTAAGTTTACTGAAATGAAAAAGACCCTATCAATTCTCGCAATTCTGACTCTTACTGCCTGTGCAGGTAGTCTGATACCCGACAAACGCACTGAATCCGTCAAGGCAACGGAATCCATTGCGAACCAGCAAAGCTTGATGGTGGAAAAAATCACCACCCCCGTCGCCGTTAACGCAGAGGGAATTCCCGTCGCGGAATCCATCAAGCTTTCTCATACCACGCAACAGGATGCCGGGGCCAAGGAAAGTGGAGAGTATTTGCAATCACCGTCGTTTATTGCGTTGGTAGCGGCTCTCTTTGTAGCGATTGGCTTCGGATTGCTTGCCTATAGTGCGTTTGCTAAGAGCACACGGGTTGGACGGGCGGCTGATGGTGCCTTGGGTGCCTTCGCAGATCACTTGAACACTATCATTGCCACCACAGATAATGCTGAAATCAAGACTCAGCTACTCAATCTGAAGGGCAATATCGAAAAAGACCGAGGAAAACTTGCACGTAAGTGAGGAATGACCGGAAAGCGACCTACAGTGGCTTCAGTGCTATCTCTCAAGGGGTTAGTTCTGCTGTTGCTAGTATTGCGCTTCCGGCTTCCCAGTTGTCCTGGCTAGTCAATGGGACAACGAGAAACGGTTATCCCGAGTGCCGTCCTGGCTGGAGTTCGCTAGCGCTTCAGTTCCTTGCGGCGGACGGCACGACGGATACCGCTCTCCGTGATCTTTTCGAAGATGGGTGCTGGCAAGGTGCCCACCCCTACACCGACACCCAGGGCAACAGTCACTTGATTGCTTGCATTTCTGGACGGGTCTTCAAAATTGACACATCAAATCGCAAGGTCACTGACTTATCAGAAGTTAGCGGACAGGTTAATCCTTCTGACCGCCCTCAAGTCTGGATGGTTCAAGCCGAGGAGTTCTTGATCATTCAAGATGGCAGTTCTATCCCATTGATTTTTAACGGGGCAACTCTTCGGAGGAGTATTCCAAGAATCAATGGGGGTAATGAGATCCCTGTTGGGACTGTGATGTGTTACAATGGGGGACGTATCTGGGTCGCCAGCGAAGACCGAAGATCCTTTATTGCAGGCGATTTGGCTTATAGTTTGACACAAAGAACCGCTGATGTTCTGAGTTTTACTGAGAACACTTTTCTGAACGAAGGCGGGGCTTTTGTAGTTCCAAGCCAGAGCGGACGGATCACAGCAATGCAATCTGTCGCTGTTCAAGACACTACCACGGCTCAGGGGCCTTTGCAAGTATTTACTGAAAGAGGCGTGTTGTCTGTGAATGCGCCATTTGACAGATCGGTATGGAAGGATTTACAGTCACCTATTCAAACAATTTCGGTGTTGGCTGCTGGGGCCAGTGGGCAATCATCGACAATCAATGTTAACGGCGATATCTGGTATCGCGCAAACGACGGAATCCGCAGTTTTGCAGTTGCTCGAAGAGATCATGGAACTTGGGTCAATACTCCACTTAGCGAAGAGGTTAGCCGAGCACTGGGAGGTGATAATGAATCTCTGCTTGGCTTCGGTTCTAGTGCTCTTTTTGACAACAGACTTCTCCAAACTGTTTCACCCTACACCTACAAGACCAACAACGAAGACCGGGGAGTAGCCCATCGTGGCCTAGTGGTGTTGGATTTTAACCCGGTGTCGAGGATGTTTGACAGGTCACAACCTGTCTGGGAGGGCGTGTGGACAGGATTACAGGTGCTTCAAGTGGTCTACCATCCGACGGTAGATCGGTGTTTTCTGTTTGCACTCGACACTGACGGCGACATTGAGCTTTGGGAGCTTTCGAAAAAGGATAAGTTTGACAGCTATGACAATCCGATAGAGTGGGTAATTGAGACTCCAAGTTATGGGTTTGCAGATCAGGGTTTTGGCGAGAAACTATTCAGGACGGCTGATTTGTGGTATGATCGATTGACGGGGCAGGTGGATTTCACGTCGAAGTTCCGCCCTGATGATGACCCGATGTGGCAAGCGCATCACACTTGGCAAGAAAATGCGGCTTATAGGGACTGCAATCTTGCAACTTGCAATGTTCCTGCAAATTACTTGGAACAATACAGAAGTCGTGTTAGACTTCCTGAGTTCGCAAATACGTGCGACAGTGTGGCCAATAAGCCACATAACCGTGGATTTGCATTTGCAATGCGTTTCGAAATTACAGGTTACGCTAGAATCAAACGATTGCTCTTAGGCGCTAGGTCGGTGCCAGAGGATGTTGCAGGGGCTTGCCCAGCGAGCTCACAGGCTGCTGTGTCATACACAGGTTGTCCTCCAAGTGATTACAGCTATACAACTTTGAAGTAAAATGGCATCAGCAAACTTACCAATCATTCCAGGCAACTTGCCCGAGGGTTATTGCTATCCAAACTCCCCGCAAGAGTTGTTGAATAAGTTTGCGGAAGAGTCACAGGTGTCACTGGAGTCTAGTAGCTTCACAATCATTATTACGTCGGCTAGCCAACCAGCCGCTACTGACCGTGACAAGCTGTGGTATAATACCACGGATGATCGATTTTACAAGTGGCTATCTGGGGCTTGGGTAGCTCGGCATCCTTACAATGCCGCTAGCCCAGTGCGATTGTGGTGGAACAGTGACTTGACCACGCTTCAGACTTTTGATGGAGGTGACGCGGGCACAGCAGGAAACGCTAGTGGTCCGATGTGGGAAGAGGACACAGCTTATCGAGGCAGAATGCCAATTCATGTGGGAAGCCTACCTTCAGGCGCGAGTGTTGCACTAGGTGATACTGGGGGTGCTGACACCATCACGCTGAGCACTGCCAACATGGCAGACCATAACCATTATGGGCAGACATACATTCGAGGCACAAGTGGGAGTGCCACTGTGAGCAGTGACCCGAGCGGCAACAGTAGCAATTTCTATCATGAGGATTCGGGGCACACAGAAAATTCCCAGAATCAGTTTCACTTGGCAGGTCTGCAGACCACTTCAGTTGTTGAGACTATCGGGGAGGCGTTCAACAACTTGAATCCGTATAAGGCGGGTTACTGGATCAAGCGGACGAGCCGCATTTACTACCGAGCATGAGCTATCTGACACTAGGTGAGGTTAAGGAGAAGGTTGCACGAGCCGTTGGCAAGTGTAGCACAGACACCTATGTGACTGACCTTATCAATGAGGCTCAACAGAGACTATTGAATAGAGCCC